ATCGGATGTTTTTAAAATATCGATTTTTATATTTTCGATAGCTAGAATAAAATCCTTTGTACCTTTCAATCTGTGACCTCTTTTTCTTGTATTGTGTCCTACTTCTAAAAAATATCAATTTTAGCCGTTTTTAATTCCAATATCACGTCAAATCTAATACAGTTTATTTTCTTAGTCATGTCAACCGAATCCACGTTAGGCTTGAAAAAATCGCTATAGACCAAGCAACGATGGCAAATATCGTCTAAAGCCACTTTAGTTGCACCATCAAGAGTAAAGACTTGATTCACATTAAAAATAAAATCTCTAATGTTATCAAGCGCTTTAACGCTAATAACGTTGTTCTGCATATCCTTGTTAAAAACTTGGGTGCTTTTGACAAATTCAATGATTTTATTTTTAGTCACTTTGTCTTTCATTTTTCCACCTCCTCAAACTTGTTTTCTAAAAATCCAGCTCTTGCCCCTCATGGCTCAAAGGTACAAGAGCTAGCAAATTCTTTATACGCCATTCGTCCAAATCTGACGCATATTCTAGCTCGCTTTTAACGTGGTTCGCGGCACGTTGTAAATGAAATAGAGTTCAATCATCTTTACTAAACTCCTTGTAAATTTTTTTGAATATTTCTGACACCAATTTTTCAGGTATATTAGATCTCTCGTTGTATGATTTTGAGAAGTTTTTCCACTCAATATCCTGCTTGATAATTTTATTTTTAAGATTAAGTTCAATATTGCTTCCAAAAATCGTCCGTTTTTGTAAAGGATAATCATAATTATTGTATCTAGCTAGGTTTTTGTATGGAATTCTGAATCCAATAATATCCTCAATGTATGGCCACAGTCTATCAGCTGCTGGATTCTCAATAACCCAAAATTGTGGTCTATATCTTTTTATGATTTCTATTGTGTTGAAAGCTGTTAGCTCCCCATTGATCCTTTTTAAAAATTGTCTGTCGTACTGATAATTTATATAGGCTGACTCGTAATCCTGATTTGCCCTGATCGTGAATGGTGAAGGTCTTACTTGTGGAGCGAACAAGCTATCAGACACATCATTGCGTTTCCAACACGCATTCCCATTTTCCATTGCAGAAGCATTTGACCATGATTCACATGGCGGACTAGCTATTATAAGATCAGGTTTTGGTAATTTGTCTAACACGTCAAAGAGTGTATTATCTCCAAATAAACGTTTGTAATCAGCAAGGTCCAGATTTATAAAATGATTGTTCTTGTTTTCTATATCCATTCCGATTGAATAGATTTCAATATTCGCCCCCCCCGAACTATTCAGAGAGTTAGCACCCTTGAAGTAAGAACCATTCCCACTATCAAAAAGCGCCCAAACTGTCATTTTTTTAATGATCAATACCTCCTATCCTTCATACCCGCAGGATACACAAAGCATCTGCCTGTTGCTCCCTCAAAGATGCGACTTGATAGAGCACCATTCTCAAAATCGTCTGAGTAAAGCTCTTTAATCTCCTCACTGCTCAGATTCGTATTGATAATCGTATTGGTCCGATTATCCAGGATCTTGAACAATATCTGATGTGCCCACTCGTTCCGCTTCGTGTCAGCCTTACGACTCTCTTTCCCAAGGTCATCCAAAAAGAGGAAATCAACCTCAGACAGTAGCTTGACCATCTTCGCTTCTGAGAAACCATTGTCAAACTCAAAGCTTTCTCTAATCTTGTCGAACAAGGTCACAACTGAAACAAAGAGCACGCTTTTCGGTTCATCATAAGACTTAAATTGCTCATTGAGAAACCGAGCAAAACCATATGTCAGATGACTCTTACCAACACCAGACGGACCAGTGATGATAGCATTCCCAGTCTCACCTTTGGCATAGCAACGTTCCAAACGTTTCACAAAATTCATAGCATTTTCGTCGATGTCAACTCGAATTTCATAATCATGTAGTGACTTACTTGCCAGCTTGCTTGAAACGATGCTATCACGAGCAAAGACCTCATAAGTATCCGATAGCTTGCTTTTAACCTCAGATTCCATATTCAGTTGCTTTTCAAATCGTCGGATGTTCTCTTTCTCGCACTCAGGACATTGACTGATTTCCTCGACCTTGCCCTTGATGGGAATCTTAACAGACCAAAGATGGCATCCATGGATTTCACAGACATCATCAAGAACCGTTCTAGTTTTGAATTGTTTAAACTGCTTCATCTAAAATCCTAGCCTTTCGTCTGTTTTCTTTTCACGCTTCACAACATTTCCTTGATTTAAATAACCGTCGAACTTCGTTCCAAAGAGAGTTTCTGGTCTCAAATATTTCGCATACTTCGTACCTGACCAATCCTTAACCATGTTATCAATCACCTGTTTAAAGTCATCTAGTCGATATCCTTCAGACCATCTAGCCTTAATCAGAGATCTGTTCTTCTGAACATTATCTCTATAATTCTTTCCAGTCTTTGAATTGAGATAATCGATAATTTCTTTGTAAGGAATATTATCTATACTACCCTTACCTATACTACCCTTACCTATACTATGCGGACATTTGTCCGTCACTTGTCCGTCAACTGCCTGACCTTCTTCAGTAAGCTCTAGAACTACCTTCCCAGGCTCAACCAATCTACTTCCATCAACTTCTAATCCAAGTTGTTGAATAGCTAAATTCCTGTGTATACTAGGCTTGTGTCTATCTGGTCTAATTTTATTTTGTTCGTTGAAATCCGTAATGAAATAGACCATGTCTTGATTAAGTGGTTTTATAAACTGCTTGATAACTAATAGGCCCAAACTGTCCTCACTGGCACCAATCATTCTAACGACTGGAAATGCTTCGACAATTCCGTCATCATCTGAATTGATGACTAAATGAACATACAATGCCTGAGTTTCAAGTGGCAGTCTTAAAAATTTTTGTGTTTGCATTATGGTCTTGCTGACCATTCTTCTTTCTGCCATCTACCCCTCCACACTTGAAAATTTTGTGTACTCTTTGTGAAAATACAACTTCACTGTTCCGAGACTACCATGCCGATTCTTTTCCAGGATCAGTTCTGTTACGTTGTTTGCTTCTTGACTGTCTGCCTGTTCCTTCTGATAGTAGGCATCACGATACAAGAATGCTACAATATCAGCATCTTGCTCAATAGAGCCAGACTCTCGCAAGTCTGCCAGCATCGGGCGCTTATCTTGTCTCTGCTCAACCGCCCGGCTCAACTGTGACAGGGCAATGACAGGTACTTTCAAATCCTTAGCTAGTATCTTCAATTCTCTAGAAATCTCAGAAACTACCTGCTGTCGATTCTCACCTTTTGACCCAGTGATCAATTGCAAGTAGTCAATGATAATGACTCCAAGACCTCCCATTTCCTGGGCAAGCTTTCGAGCCTTTGACCGTATCTCAGAGATGCGAATACCAGCCGTATCATCAACGAAAATAGGGGCATCATAGAGATTTCCTTGAGCATGCACTAGCCTACTCCATTCCTCAACACTCAGATTTCCAGTTTTTAGATGATACCCTTCTACCATTCCCTCGGATGCTAACATCCGCTCGATCAAGCTTTCCGCCCCCATCTCAAGCGAGAAAATAGCAACAGGCTTTTTCTCTTTCACAGCGATGTACTGAGCGATATTCAGAGCTAGCGCCGTCTTACCCATAGCAGGACGAGCAGCAAGGATAATGAGATTATCCTCATGAAGACCAGTCGTAATATTGTCCAGTCCAACGAATCCAGTAGATAGACCAGTGACCACTCCATCTGTCTGTGAGCGAGTCTCGACCATCTGCATGTGAGTATCAAGGATATCAGCCACATTACGAAATCCAGTACTCGTATTTTGATTGCTGATGTCAAGCATAGACTTTTCAGTCTTTGCGATGATGTCATCAATGGACACATCGCCTTGATAAGCGCTAGAGAGGGAGTCAGATAGGTCCGCTATCATCTTTCTGAGCGTGGCCTTTTCTTTCACAAGCTTTGCGTAGTGCTCCACATTTTTTGAAGTTGGTGTTGAATTTACCAACTCGACAACATAGTTTAAACCACCAATTTCTTTAATCTGCCCTTGATTAGTAAGAGCTGACACCATAGTGGTAGCATCGATTGGCTCGCCTTTTTCAAGTAGAGACAGCATGGTTTTAAACACTATCTTATTTGCAGGCTTGTAGAAATCATCTGGAACCAATTCATCAGCTAGATAGATAAGGGAATCAGGTGAGATGAAGACAGCCCCAAGAACAGACTGTTCTGCGACTAGATCATGAGGTAATATTCTAAATTCTTCACTCATGCACTATTCCCCCAATACTTATCCAAATCAACATTCATCACCGCAGCGAGATTCTTTTGCTCGGTCAAAATTTGACGACGATAAGGGGCAAGGCCAGCTTGTCGTTCTTCCTCATTTTTTGGAAGATAATATCCGCTCGGTTGTGTCTTCTTCGCTACAATCGGATGCTTGAAATTCACTCGCAAGCTTTCAACAATCATTTCAAGGCTTCTTTTAGACAACGAAAATTCCTTTCGAATAGTGACTGAACGTACAGGATTTTCAAATGAGCCATGATTGACAATATAATTCAATACATTTGCCTCTAGCTGATCCATATCTCTACTAACTGTCATATCTCACCCTCTCAAATTTCTAGGCGCTGGCAATCCAACCAATTCAGGTTTCAATCCTTCTGGTCGCTCGTTGTCAAATGTGAACCCTGCGAATGGTCTTCGGATGTTCTCACGGATTGCTCTGTGTTCCGCTGTTTGTCCTAAAGCATAAGCTTCTTGACTCGCTCGGATGATGTCTGCATCATGCTGCTGTTGCATTTTCTTTTCTTCGGATTTTTTCAAGTCGATGTTGTATGTGTGGATACCCGCTCCAAGAAATCCGAGTAGCAGCGCACCAACCCCCAAGAGTTGACTTGTTAATGACGGTTCAATCATTTTACATTCTCCTTTTCTTTGTAGATTGCTACGATTTTTTCAAGATCAGCAATACGCTGATTGGCATTTTGAAGCTTTTCTTGCGTTTCAATCAGTGATCGATTGAGATCTAAAGCAACTTCTTTCCAGTCAATATTAGTTTCTTCTACATCTTCCGAAAAATAGTTCATAATTTTTGCTAGTAATTTCATGTTATCCTCTCTTCGCTAACTGACTTTGAAATCGTAGTACATCGTTCAAGTCGTACAAGCACTTACCACCTTTAACATTCTGTTGATAGCTGAACTTGCCTTGATCTCGAAAATCCTCGATTCGCTTTCTGCCCCAACCAGTGGCTTGCATGACTTCTTTGATTGGGACCATGCTAATCTGCCTTGAGACTTGTCTTTTAGCCTCTTTCAAAGCTTCGATATTAAGCTTCACAAGGTCTTGAAAGAGTTCGTTTTTGAAATCTTCACCGAATAACTCCAAAGCCATTTGCTATTTCCTCGCTTTCTGTGTTATAATTCAGTTAGTTTTTTTTGATAAGCGCCTGATTACCGTCAGGTGCTTTTTTTGTTTACAAAGTATTGCTTTCCATAGCTCTGAGTTCAATCTCATGGCTGACTTGTTTTAATAGCTTCTCACACGCTATTTTTGCTTCTCTGTACGTTTTAGATTCGCTGATGAAGTAATCAGCAAATTCAATGATCTTATCTTCCAATCTAACCTCCTATATCGGTCTCAAGACCGATGAAATTCCCTCTTAATTTGATATAATAAATCCGACTAGGACCTCTCACTGTTTTAGTCAAAAAATCAATAGAAAGGAGAATACTATGGAATTGATTATTAATACTGGGATCCCTCAAGATCAGGTAACAAAAATTGTTCACGAAAAAGGCCCCGGACATGTGTATGTTGAATTACTCTACCCGAATGGTCTAACAGTAAATTGCGAAATGTTTCCAGACGGGACAATTGACGTAGATAGTAATAAACCGCTTCGTCTTGAACCAGACGGAACTTATACAC